CAGTAGAAATGTACGGTGTAAGCAAGTCCAACTGGGCTCAAAACTATGCAATGTCATGTTTGAAGTGCAACTATGCAGAATCCTATGTTTTGCCGTTAGGTGAGTTGGTAGCAAAGTCAAAGCAGGTTCGACATGAAGGCTTTGTTTTCTACACTGTAGACGGGGTTTCTGCAAAGATCAAGAGTCCATACTACTTGACTTCAAAGTGGGTTGCCCGCAATCCACGTACCGATAAGTTAGTAAACATGGAAGCTGATATCAAGAAGAACTTGGATGAAGAATATTATCCGCTGGTTGACGCTATCCGTGCTAACATTGTTGAGTACACTGCAATGAACGAGCAAGAACGTTTAACATGGGTTCGTAACTATTTGGAGATGGTATGAAAGAAAGAATTCAAGAACTAATGAAACAAGCTGGTACAGATGTCAGCGGTAAATGGATGGGCGTGGACCACGCAACAAAATTCGCCGAGTTGATTGTTCAGGAATGTGCTGAAGTTTGTTATGACCATAGCAATGCTGCTGGTGGGGTTGATACTGATTTTGGATACGGGTATAAAGATTGCGGAGATGACATTAAACGACATTTCGGAGTTGAAGAACGTGCTATTCCAATTTTGTCAGATGATGAGGAAGCACTATTATCTGGTATTACATCTAGTAAATTGTTTACCATTGAGGCCGTAAAGAAAGCATTCGGAGTTAAAGAATGATGTCAGTTCGCCAATGGAGTGTACGTCATGCTCGGGGCTTAGAGATTTTCTACAACCTTTTTGAACGCATTGTGGTTGCTCTACATCCTGTATGGAATTTCATTGGTTATGATAGGTTAGAACGGCCTGTAGCTGCTGTAGAAAAACTAGTCAAAGGTTTCTTGTTTGATTGTCAAATGTGCGGACAATGTATGTTGAGTAGTTCAGGAATGAGTTGTCCTATGAACTGTCCAAAGTCTCTGCGTAACGGTCCTTGTGGCGGTGTCCGTGCTGATGGTGGTTGTGAAGTTAAACCCGATATGCGGTGCGTTTGGCTTGAAGCCTGGGATGGTAGTCAACGCATGAAAGCAGGAAGGCTTGCAATCAATATAATACAGGCTCCAATTGATAACCGAAATCTTAAAAAAAGCTCGTGGCTAAGAATAGCCCGACAAAAGAATGGGGTTGAAGAATGAAATGCGATAAATGTGGATATGATGACAAGGGTACAGGCGACACTGCCCATGTTTGTGGACCAATCAAACTAAAGTTAAAGCATGTTGAATTGCACGAAGAACATGACCGCTTTGAAGAACACATGGCTAAAGATGAAAGTCACTTGCCAGTCTCAGAACAAAGTTTAGTAGTTCGGTTGCGTAATCGTGAAGAAATTCGCAGACAGATTCATGATCGCAAAAGTGTTGCAGAAGGTAAACCAGATCGTATTGCTGACTTACTAGAAGAAGCAGCAAACGAGATTGACAAATTAAAGAAAAGGTGATATAATGTTTATTCAGAATTGCGCTGCAACTGACATCAGTAGTGGCATGTGGTATAAGGATCCGGGACAGAATAGTATGCTAATTAGCATTACTGATCCAGCAGGTTGGAAGCCTGAAGCCAAGCACAACTTCAAAGAGCGACACAATTTTGAGTTCCTTGACATTGAAGCTAATGACTATTCAATGGAAGAAGATTGGAAAGTTAGTGATGCACAGGCTATTGAACTTGTTAGGTTGCTACAACATGCAAAGGACAATGACATGAATGTTATTGTACATTGCACTGCTGGAATTTGTCGTAGTGGAGCCGTGACCGAAGTTGGTGTTATGATGGGCTTTGAGGATACTCATGCAGTACGTCAGCCTAACTTAATGGTCAAACACAAGATGATGAAGGTTCTTGGATGGACTTATGATGCTGATGAAAAGAGTGAGCCAAATAACTGGCGTGGCATGAAATTGGGTTGGGAAAGAGATATTTAATATGGCAAAGTGTTATCAATTAATTGGAGTACCAGGCTCAGGTAAAAGCACTTGGGTTGCTCATCAAGAGTGGGCAGATAAGTGTGCATATATTTCTACCGATACATGGGTAGAAGATTATGCACGAGATATGGGAAAGACTTATAACGAAGTATTCAAAGAATATATGCCCGAAGCCATTGATATGATGATTAATGATGTTGTTAAGGCACGCGCCATGAACAAGGATATAATTTGGGATCAAACTTCTACTACAGTTAAGAGCCGTAAGAAGAAGTTTAATATGTTGCCTGACTATGAACATATCGCTGTGGTGTTTCGTACTCCTGAAAGTGAAGAACTAGCAAAGCGGTTGGCAAGTCGTCCTGGTAAGAACATTCCCGACTATGTTGTGCGTAGCATGATTGACGGATTTGAAATGCCTACTCTAGCAGAAGGGTTTATTGAAATCATATATGCATAATAATATGTAAATCAAAATAGGACCTTCGGGTCCTATTTTTTTGGATAAAATTTGTGTTTTTATAATATACTTATAAATAGCAGTATCATGTTTCAATTCATCACAGACCTTTCACACACATTATTAAGTTTCATCAAAGACGATCCTGTTCGTCCTGAAATATCTACTGATTTTAGAGTTAGCGACGGCAGAGTTGTTGCTGCACTAACTGATGAAGAACATAATCCAGAAGCAATGGTATGTGTTAGCTTCCATGACTTTGTTCCTGAAGGTCTAGAAGATTTGAAGAAAACTGCTCAAGTGCCCACAACGGCCATATTTTATACCATTTGGAGTTACAAAAGCGGCAAAGGTGCAGAATTGCTTATACAAGCTGTGAAGGGAATTAAATCACAATATCCTAGCGTTACTAGATTTGTGACACTAAGCCCCAAGACTAACTTAGCCCGCAGGTTCCATCTTAAGAACGGGGCTATCGTTTTTAGAGAAAATATAGATACTACCAATTATGAGTATCTGACAGAATCCCCCGAGAAATTTTCGGCTACTCCGTTGTAAAAATACAACACTACAAATTGCTCAAAAAGTAAGCATTTCACATAGTAAAATTCAACTTCATCCCGTAAAATTGCTTATTTTGTGAGTAGTTACTAACTTGACATTAAATGGTTTTCAGTATATAATACACTTATGAACTTGAAAATCACCCGTAAGCGTAGAACTGATCGTAATCAAGTGTTATACTTTATCCAAGATACAGTAACATTTGAATCCTACATTGGTTTGACTGCTGTATGTTTTGCAGGAAATGTGCGTAAGACATTGACCCGTCGTATGCAAAAGCATATGCAACGGGCATTGACTGAGCAGAAGAATTGGGGGTTGTCTTGTGCATTGCGTGAGCGTGGCGCCGAGCGTTTTATATTCGGGGTGATTGAGATTGTGCGTGGCAAGCGTCCTGCACATAGCCGTGAAACAGAATTGATTAACACATTGCGTCCAGCATTGAACACTTTCGGAGTTAAGTAATGAACGAACAAAGAATTCGAGAACTTGCTAAACAGGCTGGATTCTATCCTGAGAATAACTGGGATCATACCAATTGGCATGCCGCTGGTCACAATCCGACGTTTGAAAAGTTCGCCGAGTTGATTGTGCGGGAATGTGCCTTACAGTGTATTCATAATGAAGATATGGAACTGATTGAAAAACATTTTGGAGTTGATATGAAAGTTGAATTCCGCGTAAAGAGCAAGCAGGTCAGTTGGACCCGCAAATTCAAAACACTGGCAGAAGCCCAGCATTGGGCCCAAACAGCCTGGGAATACGAGAATGATCCCACTGTCTACATTGAGAAGATTCAAACAGAAGTGGTTGACTAGTTGCCCAAAAGCTGTTATAATACACTTATGATGAAAACATACGAACGCACACTGATTAAACTGTTAGAGGGTATGCCCAAGGCCAAACCTTTTGGCAGGATGATCGCCGGTAGATTTGTTACAGGTACCCTGAGTCAGCATCGTACCAGGCAGGGTGTGGCCTGGCGTAGGTTCATAAAGATGCGCCAAAGGGTTGACACTTTGGTAAAATGATTGTATAATACACACATACACTAGGAGCACAAGATGAACAAACGAATTAAAGAACTTGCTGAACAATGCCTCCATAGATATTCAGAACACAATATTGACTTGGAAAAGTTCGCCTAGTTGATTGTTCGGGAATGTGCTTCTCTTAGAACTGAACTAACACAGTTTGACAGCACAGACCCCTACGGCGATGGATACGAAAACGGCCTTAAAGATATGGCAGAACTTATGGTAGAACATTTCGGAGTTGAAGAATGAATAAACGAATTAACCTACTGTTGGAACAGTCCGGCCTCCAGCCTTATTACGATGCACAAGAGGGCCAGATCGAAAAGTTCGCCGAGTTGATTGTTGCAGAAGCATTTCGCTCAGGTATGCTTTATTCTGCCAAAAAGTATGCGGCTGTTGGCGATGAAAAATTTACTGGCAACGATGTTGCTATGTTTCTTGAAATGGAAGCATGTGAATTGTCAGATGAAGATATTAACCAACATTTTGAAATTAAGTAAGGAGGATAATATGACATGGTTTTGGAACAAGGCAAAAGGACTCAATGCAGATATTGAGCGGCACCGTGCTAAAGAAAAAGAGTTAGAAGCAATGATTGCCGAACTTGAAGGTGAGACAGATCCAATGAGTGTTGCAACATTGCGAACATACCGTAGGTTCCTATACCAACTGCACTTGAGCAAGGCTGAGGTTGTTACTAAGATTGGAAGGAAATGAAAATGATCACTTCACCGTACCAACGTTTAGAAGACGGACCAATAGATGAAATTGACTCTGCAATATTTTCAGGTGATATGTTTCACAATCGTAAAAACATTGCAGCCTTTCGTGCTATGATGGCACGATGGGAGCGTGGATTGAAAGAGTGCGAAGAAATCATTGATGGAGATGTGTGCAATGGACTATAAATTTATTGGCTGGAACACTACAGATGGTGCAGACAAAGTTTGGGGTGCTATCTATATGGAAGATAGAACCAACATCCGTCCTAAAGTATTGATTTTTTGGGGCCGTCGTGGTAAAAAACTTCAAACCAAAATGGATCGAGAAGGTTGGGATTTAGATAATTTGATTAGAGCAAAAACACAAAAAGGTTATAACCAAATTGATAATCGTCATCTGAAAACTGTTTATCCAGAATTTCAAAATGATTTGGAAAAGACTACAATGTGGGCACTACTTAAGCTATGAACTCCTCGCAGCGT